CACTTTTCTCTCCATATTTGTTTTTTAACTCTTCTGTTTTTAAAAAATAATCTTTTATCAATGCCATTCAATTAAATAATATTATTATACTAGCTTTAATATTATTTAATAATATTTATAAATTATCTACATTTTCGTCATTCAATTCATCATTTAAATAGTTATGTACTAGGCTATTAGAATTAACATTTTTAATATCTCCACATAAATGCGATGCTTCATACATTTTTCTTAATACATCATTTGGTGCATTGCTACCTACTTTTAATAGATAATGTTTTTTAAGATATTTTTTTACTTCTTCAATTGATTTTTGTTTTAACAAATTATGTTCTTTTTGTATATTTTTTCTAGTAGTAGAATTTTTAACCAATACAGAAACTCTATTTTTTTGTTTTCCATATTTATTTTCAATTTTCATAGTTTTTTTCTTTAATGTAGATGTAGTTTCTTTTACTTTTTGTTTTTTCTTTTTCTCTTTAACTTCATCTTGCTTTAACTTTTGTCTTAAATTCTCAAGTTTTAATTCTCTATCGCTAAATTCATTTACCTTATTATTAAAAGATATAGTAGAAATATCAGATGTCATTAAATCATTATCTGTTAATTTCGGTTTTTCGATTAAATATGTTTTTTCTGGGTCTTGATATACTTTTTGTGTAGTGCTTTTCCATTGTCTCCATGTTGGCTTTGAACCATTTTTTAGACAACCGAAAGGAGGTGTTTCAGGCATACTAAAGTTATTTGGAGTAGCAATTATTTCATTAGATATATCAGATAATTCTGGTGGTAAAAATACATTAGCATTTACATTTAAATCATTATTATGATTATGATTGTTATATCTTTTTATAGTTTTATTTTTTTTTTGAACATTATTCAAATATTCTAAATGTGAATGAAAATCATTACTAAATTCTTCATCGTTAGATACATTTTGTTTTTCATGTCTGTTATCTCTGTTTTTTGCATGATGTTTTATTCTTTTCAAGAGTGCTTTTTTCAACGAGTTAGACTTAATTAATGGTTTGGGCTGGATTGTTTTTTCTTTTTTTTTTCTTGTTTTATTTGTACTGAATAATTCAGGATTTATTTGAATTGTTTTTTTTGTAGACATATTTATATTACTACTAAAAAAACCTAGAATATTATACTAAATTTAAACTACAGAGTTAACACACATAGAATAGAATAATCTATTTACAAAATATAGTAAGAATGGTTGAAATACTAATAAAAAGGCAGTTATCATATCTTTCATTTTACCTTTCATTGTTAGCATAACAACTGAGATAGTTGCTATTACAAAGAGAATAAATGCAAAAACACTTAGAAAATAAAAATACATGCAGTATTCTTTTCCGACAGGGCCAAATAAGTAATCCATCATTTCGCTCATTATATAACTATGTATATATTTTTTTTATACATAAAGTGTATCGCGAATTTGTTTTGTTATTCTTTCGTGTTCAATATCTTGTTTATTTTCATTTTCTAAATATGATTCAAATCCTTTGTCTAAATCTTGAACGGTTAATTTCTTTTTTTCACATTCTAAATTACAAAAAATTCTTCTTCCATGAGCTATTTTTACTTTTGAAAATAATGTTTCCATATCTCTACCATAATGTTTAAAATATTTCATCTTAGAGTTAAACCATTCATCTTTTAATTCATCATCATCGATTCTCCATTCACTGTCTAATACTTGTTTTTTAAATATTAATTTTAGCTCTTCCGGTTTATAATCTTCGGTTTTAAATCTCCATGGAAATCTTGATTCTAATCCTTGATTAAAACTAAAGAAACAATCATTTAATTCTTTTTCATAACCAGCAATAATTACCATAATATCATTTTTATGATTACTTAACCCTTCACATAATGTATCAATTGCTTCTTTTGCAAATGAATCTTTACCTTCATTATTACCTAGTGCGTATGCTTCATCAATAAATAATACACCGCCTAGACATTCTTCGATAAGGTCTTTTGTTTTCATTGCTGTTTGTCCCAGGTATCCAGCAACAAAATCAGATCGCGTAGCTTTTTTAAATAATCCTTTTTTAAGTATACCTAATTTACTATAAATTTTACCCATAATTTTTGCTACTTCTGTTTTACCTGTTCCAGGAGGCCCGTATATAACTGTGTGTAAATAATCATTATTATCATTATTTGTACATATTGGTTCTTTTGGAGCACTGCTTCCAAATGCCGAAGATAAATCTAATCCCGAAAATAATCCACCAGCACCTTTTAAATTTATTGTAGGCAGTTTTTTCTTTGGCTCTTGTTTTTCTTTTTCTTGTTTTTCTTGTTTTTCTTTTATTTCCTTTTCTTCTCTTTTCTTTTTTTTACTTTCGTTTATATGTAAATCTTGAATAAAATATAATATTTGGTCAACAATGTTCATTTTAAGATTATGCATACCAATCATTCTGTTTAATTCAATTAAATCTGGTTTAATATCATGCATAGCATTCATATTAATATTATATTTGATATGTTTTTCTAATGGATATTTATCAATCATTTTAATTAAATCTTCTATATTTTCTATGGATGCTTCAACATTTACTTCTTTAATTTCAATCTCTGGTTCTGGTTCTGGTTCTGGTTCTGGTTGTATATTTGTTGTATTATTTGTTAAATTATTATTATGTGTAATTGGTAATAGTGAAATGTTAGGATTTCTAATATTTAAATTAGTAGAAGTACCTGAATTTTTATATATTTTATTATTATTGTTATTTAAAAAAAGTAATTCGTTAATATTGTAATAAGGATTATTACTATTATTTCCATAATTATTATCCATTTCTTTTATTATTTCATCAACTAATTTACTTTTATTCATAGATTTATTTTTACCTTTATTATTTAATTTATTATTTTCTTCATTATTTTCTTCATTATTTTCTTCATTAGAAAAATTATTTTTTATTTGTTCATCTAAATGTTTAATATTTTTATCTAAAATATTCATTTCATCTACTATTTTTAATATTTCATCTATTTTCTCTAAACTATTTTTATAATTATCTAAATTTTCATTTTCTTCTTCATTATTTTCTAGGTTATTTTTATCATATAAATAGTTATAATATAATTTATCGTCTAATTTATTATCATTTTCACTATCTGATGATGATGATTCAGAAAAATCAGTTTTTGGTAATGATTTTTCTATTAATTCAATATTAATATTACTTTCATCATATAATGGTTTATAAATATTAACTAAATCACTAAATAAATCATTATTGGATAAATCATTATTGAATAAATCATTATTGGATAAATCATTATTGGATAAATCATTTACATTATTGGAAGTATTATTTCCAGATAAATCATTGGGTCTAGTCATATATATATTTGATTATATTATTTAATCCAAATAATTTAAAAATAAATTGATTATAAAAATTAATATGATTTTGAACGAAAAAATGAATGAATCTAATAAAATGGAAAATTTTATTGAGCAACCATGGACTGTTATTGAATCTTATTTCAAAAATTGTCATTTGGAACAATTAGTTAGACATCAATTAGAATCTTATAATGATTTCGTTAATTATCAAATTACTAAAACAATAGATATGTTTAATCCTGTTATTATTAAATCAGAAAATGATTATGATGAAAAATCTAATAAATATAAGTTAGAAATTTACATTACTTTTGAAAATTTTAATACATATCGTCCCCAAATTCATGAGAATAATGGAGCTACTAAATTGATGTTTCCACAGGAGGCTAGGTTACGAAATTTTACTTATGCTTCTAATATGACGGTAGATTTAAATGTAAAATATATAGTTAGAACGGGTGAAAATCTAGAAAATTCACAGACAATACTTAAAAATATTCCAAAAATAAATATAGGAAAATTGCCAATTATGTTAAAATCCTCGCTGTGTGTATTAAAACAATATAATCATATTAATAACGATACACTAGGTGAATGTAAATTTGACGCTGGTGGTTATTTTATAATTAATGGTTCTGAAAAGACAATATTAGGTCAAGAAAGAGCGGCTGAAAATCAAGTATATTGTTTTAATGTTAGTAAAGGCAATAAATGGTCGTGGATGGCTGAAATAAAATCTGTTCCTGATTTTAAACAAATCTCTCCTAAACAAATTAGTATGATGATTTCTACAAAAAATAATGGGTTTGGGTTTGGAATTTATATGCAAATACCAAGAATTAAACAACCATTGCCTTTATTCGTAATTTTTAGAGCATTAGGAATATTGTCGGATGAAGATATATGTAAATTAATTTTGCTTGATATTACTAATGAAAAAAATAGTGATATGCTAGAATTTTTAAAAGGATCTATTATTGAATCCAATACAGTTTTAACGCAAGAAGATGCTGTTCAAATTGTAATTAATAATGTTATGTTTACACCAATTAACATGACTGTTGAACAAGGTAGAAAGAAAAAAGTAGAATTTGCAAATGATGTATTAAACAATGATTTATTTCCTCATTGTCATACATCTCAACAAAAGAATCATTTCTTAGGTTATATGACCAATAAATTACTAAAAGCATATTTTGGAGTAAATGATGCGGATGATAGAGATTCTTATGTAAATAAAAGAATTGATTTATGTGGTATATTAATAAATAATCTGTTTCGAAATTACTTTAATAAATTAGTAAAAGATATGCAGAAGCAAATTGTTAGAGAAATTAATAATGGTTCATGGCAGTCTACTGAAGATTATAATAATATTATAAATTTAACAAACATTTATAAAATTATAAAATCTACTACTATTGAAAATGGTCTTAAGCGGGCATTAGCAACAGGAGATTTTGGCATTAAACATACAAATAGTAATAAAGTTGGTGTTGCCCAAGTATTAAGTAGATTAACTTATATTTCTAGCTTAAGTCACCTAAGAAGAATTAATACACCTATAGATAAAAGTGGTAAATTAATTCCTCCTAGAAAGCTACATAATACAACTTGGGGATTTCTTTGTCCTGCCGAAACTCCGGAAGGTCAATCAGTAGGCGTAGTAAAAAATTTAAGTTATATGACAAATGTTACTATACCAACAGAATCTTCTAGTTTGTATCAATATATAGAAAATTATATAACAAAATTAGATGATTGTATAGAACATAATTTATTTAATCATACAAAAGTATTTATTAATGGTTGTTGGTATGGTATTTCTGATGATCCTATAAAATTATTTAAACTCCTTAAAGAAATGAAATTTAAAGGTATAATCAATGTTTATACTTCAATAATATTTGATTATAAAAATAATGAAATTCGTGTATGTAATGATGCGGGTAGATTAACTAGACCTGTATTTAAAGTAAAAAATAATAAGATTTTATTAACAAATGATATTTTAAAAAAATTAAACAAAAATGAATTAAAATGGAACGATTTATTATTAAATTTAAATATTGATGAATCTGTTATTGAATATATTGATCCGTTGGAACAGAATAATAGTTTAATTTCAATGAAACCAAATAATTTATATGAAAATACAAAAAATTTATTTAAGTATACACATTGTGAAATTCATCCAAGTACAATATTTGGAATTCTAGCTTCTTGTATTCCGTTCCCCGAACATAATCAATCGCCTAGAAATACATATCAATGTGCTATGGGTAAACAGGCTATGGGTGTTTATGTGACAAATTTTAACAATAGAATGGATAAAACAGCATATGTACTATCATATCCAGGTCGTCCTCTTGTAGACACAAGAGTTATGAATATGATTCAATTAAATAATATTCCTTCTGGTTGTATGGTGATAGTAGCAATTATGACTCATTCGGGTTATAATCAAGAGGACAGTGTATTATTTAACCAGGGTTCTATAGATAGAGGTTTATTTCAGGCAAGTATTTTTCACACAGAAAAAGATGAAGATAAAAAAATTCACGGTGATGAAGAAATTAGATGTAAACCAGACCCTTCAAAAACAAAAAGTATTAAATTTGGAAATTATAATAAAATTAATAGTAAAGGTGTTATTGATGAAAATAGCTTAATTGAAAACAGAGATGTTATTATTGCTAAAATGATTCCAATCAAAGAAAATAAAAACGATAATACTAAGGTTATTAAATATGAAGATCAAAGTAGAGTTTTTAGAACAAATGAAGAGACATTTGTTGACAAAAATTTTATAGATAGAAATGGAGATGGTTATAACTTTTGTAAAGTAAGACTGAGAAATATTAGAAAACCTGTAATTGGAGATAAATTTTCTAGTCGTCATGGGCAAAAAGGAACCATCGGAAATATTATACCGGAACAAGATATGCCATTTACAAAAGATGGAATAAAACCAGATATTATTATTAATCCTCATGCTATTCCAAGCAGAATGACTATTGCTCAATTAAAAGAAACATTACTAGGAAAGGTACTATTGCAGTTGGGTTTATATGGTGATGGAACCAGTTTTGGTGAATTAGACATTAAAGAAATTTGTACAGAATTGTCAAAAAATAATTTTGAATCACATGGAGATGAAATCTTATATGATGGTTTATCGGGAACCCAAATTGAAACATCTATATTTATGGGACCATGCTTTTATCAAAGATTGAAGCATATGGTTTCAGATAAACAACATAGTAGATCAATCGGTCCTATGGTTAATCTAACAAGACAACCAGCTGAAGGAAGGAGTAGAGATGGTGGATTAAGGTTTGGAGAAATGGAAAGAGATGCTACCATATCACATGGCGCATCTAATTTTACGAAAGAAAGGGTATATGATGCTTCAGATAAATTTTCAGTGTTTACATGTAATATGTGCGGAATGATAGTATCTTATAACGATAATATTCATATTCATGAATGTAAAACATGTAAAAATAGTGTTAAATTTTCAAAGGTAAATATTCCTTATAGTTGTAAATTATTATTCCAAGAATTAATTACAATGAATATTGCTCCAAGAATAATAACCGAATAATTTTAGCAACAATAATCAATAGATTTTTTTTATATATGTAAAGTATATAAATGGTTAGATTTTTTATATATCGTGGTTCAGTTCCAGCTGGAAATTACCCAAATGTAAAAGGAGCTTCTATTCAAAAACCTAGACCTACAGTAGATACAAGTGAAAGATCCAGAGATAGATTTGTTTTAAGAAATGCTTGGAATACAAATACATTAAATAGAACAGGCACTGTTACCGTTGGTACAGTTACCTCTGAATTAAAAAGTGGAGCATTTAGAGTAGTTAATAATGCTGGTGACCCATTAAGTAGAAAAAATTATAGTTGTGGTGGTTCTAATATGGTTACAAGTCGCCCTGGTGTTATGATTTTAACAACTAAGGACGGTGGACAAGATGCTTCCAATTGTGATGGCACTGGTGTTCCACCTTCAACATGTAATGTCAAATATGTATATGATTCATCAGATTTTACTAGATACAAAAAGTTGACTGCTAAAAATCGTGGATATAGATATCCTGGAAGTGATTATACATATGGTGGTGCTAATAATGGTACAACTCAAAGTGTTATTAATCGTGTTAGACGATAAATTTTTTATTTTTATAATATATAATGGTTAATCTTAAAAATTATATGTTATCATCTAACGGAAATAGAAATTATTCAGTTAGCAGTGGTGCTAACAATAGATATAGTGGTAATGCTATTTTATCCGGTAAAGGTGCAATGCCTGCTAAATTTGGCTCAGCCGCAGGAACAAGTATGTTTTCAATGGCTAGAAATGTATACAGAAAAGATGCTGGCGGGGGGCAAAATTTCTTTGATTCATCGCAGCTTACATATTTAAAAAAAAATAATGCGATTGGACAATCCAGTTATACATCTCATAATTTAGCATTTTCAAGTAAAGACAATAATGTTGTAAATCAATCTTTAAGACGCGTAAGAAGTGGTGGTTCAGTTGCACCAAAAAAAAAAGGGTTTTATAGATAATTATTATAATTTATATAAAATATTTTATAATTAGAATATATATAAAATGAACATGAACAAATATATTGTTGAATTTTTAGGAACTTTATTTTTCCTTTTTGTTATCCTAATGTCAGGTAAAGTAGGACCTGCTGAATTACAACCTGTTATTATTGGTGCGGCTTTAGCTATTTCTATTTTCGTTGGAGGTAAAATCTCTGGAGGTAACTTTAATCCTGCTGTTTCAGTAATGATGGTTGCAGCTAAAAAATTAAGTTCATCTGATTTATTACCGTATATCATTGCTCAAGTATTAGGTGGTTTAGCTGCTTTACAATTAACAAAAGTAATGAAACTTTAAGATAATATATAATATTTTTTATCAATATATTATATATTATGTATTCTATAAATAAAAAATCTACAAGAAAAAGACATGTAAGAAAAAATAAAAAAACAAAACGCAAAGTAGGTAAAAACACAAAAAAGAGAATTGGTAAAAAAAATAAGCAATCAAAAAAAAGAAAAATAAAGACAGGTGGTGGGGGTACCCAAACATATTATTGGTCTCCTATGAGAAAGCTACAATTTAATCCAGATCTTGATTCATCATTAAATGATGCTAATCGTCCTAGAATGGATATAACCGATCCTGTATATAATTGTAAAAATCCGGTAACTGTTATTCAAACTGATCAATCTGGAGGTGCATATGTAGTAGGCAATAATGAACAAACTGTTGGAAATTCTGAAATATCTACAGAATGTCCATATCAAGCTCAAGGAGCCAGTTCTTATGCTTATAATTATCCTCCTGGTTTATCAAATGGTCTTATAATACAAAATAATGATTCTCAAAATGGTGGAGGAATAAAAAAAGTAGATGAAAAAACAAAAATTAAAAAATCTAATAAAGAACCTTTTAAAAGGTCTTTATCACGCCCTGAAAACATTAGTGATACTATTAAAAAAAATTTTAAAGCCAGAATAGTAAAATATACACATAACAAAAACAATTTAATTAAAACATATCCTGATAAAACACAAGATATTGAAGTATTAATGGACCAACTAATAGAATTATGTGAGAATGTTAAAAATACACCTACAAATGCTAATTATAATAATTATAAAACAAGGTCGGTAGATATACTACAAGAACTTAAAACCATTACAAATAATTAAATAATTATTATTTAGATTTTTAAATAATAATTATAAATAAAAAATAACTAGTTATGATAACAAATGTATAAATTTAGATGTATTATTTTTTTGTCAATACTATTCTTTAATTATTCCTTTCTTCATACCAATTATAATTTTTTAAAAAATAATATTAATCGCTTACAATTATATAAATATGAAACAGAATATTATGAATTTTATAATAAATTTAAACACCCTGTTTTATTATTAAGTCAAAATGATACATGTATAAATAATTTAATAGAAAAAAATAAAGATAGTTATTTATTGTTTGAGAGAAATCTTGAATATATTATAAATACTAATAAAATACTTAGTGAAAACGACGATTCACTTGTTCTTGGTATAAATCAGTTTGCTGATTCTGTAGATTTTAATGAAAATATTAATAATGATTTAATGAAACACACAATTAATAAAAATACTGTTATTACTAATTATGGAGATACATATTTAAAACCTTTTAA